ATGATAAGTATATGTCCAATTACAAATCCTCTATTAATGGAGTTTTTCTTGATGATGTAGGTAACACAGTTGCCGATTTTGTTGAGACAGCTCCTACAGTGAGGATTTTAGAAATGGTGAATAATGTTAAGATGTATGCCAATATGGCTGAAGCTGAGCTGAAAGGCAAAGTTTCTATTCAGCCTAAGGCAGTTGTCTGTACTACAAACACTAAGGATTTCTGTGCTACAACATATTCTAATGAACCAGTATCTATTGCTCGTCGAGCTAATTATATTGTAACTGTGAACGTTCGTGATCAATTTGCAACTAATAATATGCTTGATGAATCGAAGGTATTTGATTTTTATGGAGATAATGTGCCAGAAATTCCTGATTTGTGGACATTTACTGTAGAGAAGGCTTATCCAGTTCCCAATTCCACCAAAGGTGCAAGAGCCACTATTGGTTGGAAAACTTTTGTGTGGAATGGGCAACGTATGGAAAATATTGATATTGGCACTTTGATTCGTTTTACGAATATTGATTCTGGAAAACATTTTCAGAATCAACACAAAATTGTTGAAAATACTTCTAATCTTTCAGAGAAGTTGACATTTTGTGGCAAGTGCCGTAGTCATGTTTCGCAATGTGTGTGTGGTGTTGAAGACCACATTGTAGAATATGTTGAATCTTCTTATACTGCGTCTCCCATGGAGAAAAGTCGAGCTAAGAACGTCGGTTCTCAAAAGCGTTGTAACGCTAAGAAAACTTTTGGTTTAACCAGAGAAGATTTTGAGCGTGAACAAGCTAGAGATGTGCGTGTTAAGCAAGGCATTCAGAAAGAATGGGAGAGAGAACGATCGATGACTAAAGAACAGCGAGAAGAGTTGTATGCAGAGCATCGTTTGAAGGAAGATCTCGGTGATGCATATGATGTGCAAGCCGGGGTTTTCCGACGAGATGATTGGTCATTTTCTTCATGGCGAGATTATTTTTCTCGTCGTACGCAGTTGACATCAGCAATGATGTATGAGCGACTAGAGATGTTGTATAACTATCGTATGGTAGCTTGGTTTTCTTTTATTCCGAGTTGCCTTTTCTCTAGTCGGTATGTGCGTTTTTTATTGGCATGGTTTTATTATCGTTTGCCTGCGCATGTCGTATTTGCTCATGCATTGTTGCCTGCTTTTCTTGCGTTTTTATGTTTTGCTGTTTTTCCAGCTACACAGATTGTTATTTGTACCTTTGGTGCGCTGTGTTGTGTTTCATACATTTATACATGGCGTGCTGAGGTTGAACTTTTGATGGAATCTGTTGCTGATGACAGAACAGCTCAGCGTTGTATTAACGTAGAACGCAAGAAGAAAATTGCTTATCTGCTTGCAGGTTGTACAGTCCTTACCGGTATTTATACCCTCGTTAAGAGTTTGAAATCTAAACGAGAATTGTTTACAACCCAAGGAATGATGCATCCGACGTCTTTTGAGATTGATGAACGAGATGCACATGACCTGACATCTAAAATTGCAGATGAGCAAAATTGGGCTAATGTCCATATTTCGCCAGTACCTGTTTCTCATCGTAGTAAGACAACTACTTTTTCTGATTTGAAAAACATGGCTATAAGTAACACAACTTTTATGTCATATGAATATCAGGGGAAGTTTTATGGTACTGATGCTTTCTTTGTCTGCTCGAATGTAGCATTGATTCCTCGTCATTCTTGGAAGGCTGAGAATATGTTGTGTAAATTTACTCGACACTCTCCTTCTTCCGTTGGCGGGAATTTTCATTCTTATGTTTCTCGAAAACATTCAGTAGATATTGAAGATATGGACGCAAGTTTAGTGTGGATTCCTAATGGAGGTTCTTGGAAAGATTTGCGAGACTTTTTCCCGCAGTCTTATCCTACTGTAAAGACTCCTGCCGAATTTATTTGGAAGGATGATATCGGTGTGCTCCATAGATCTGGAACGCTTTTTGATCCAATGCCAGTTTCTAATGGTTTCGCTCGCTTTGCAGGTGGCAGATACAATTTGTCCTTTAATACAAAAGTAGGATTATGTATGTCACCCTTAGTTGCCGAAACCAAATCACCTTTCTTTGCCGCTTTTCATTTAGGCGGTGTTGAGGGAACTCCCAAGGGGTGTGGAGGCACAATAATTCGTAAGCAGATTGATGAATCTCTGCAACGCCTTCAGACACTACCCGGAGTTCTTATTGGTGTAAGTTCTGGCACCTTTGAGACTGAGAAATATGGTGTTCAGTTCTTTGAGGGATCCACTATTCATGAGAAGAGTCCTTTGCGAAAACTTCCAATCGTTGATGGGAAGACTCCAAACATTGAGATTTTCGGATCTTGTAAAGGTAGAGTCACCTATTATTCTGATGTGGTTACATCCCATATAAGTAAAGCAGTCACACAAGTTTGTGGTGTAGCTAACAAGTGGGGAAAACCTAAATTTCGTAAAGGCGATCCATGGCATGCATCATTGGAACATTCTTGTCAACCATCTCATGGCTTTGAGGGAGATCTTCTTACTCGAGCTGTAGATGATTACACCTCTCCATTTGCAAAGTTATTGAATGAGTATCACGCATTGCGTGAAAACACTCGTCCTTTGACCCGCATGGAGACTGTATGTGGTATTGATGGCAAGAAGTTCATTGACAAGATGCCGCCGAACACTTCTGTTGGTTATCCGTTGAGTGGTGCAAAGCGTAACCATTTAACTTATTTGGATCCTTCGTTGTTTGAAGGTTTCAATTGTCCAGCAGAATTGGATGGTATCTTTTGGGTTGAATTTGATAAGGCCGTTCAAGGATATCGCAATGGAGAAAGGTATTATCCTGCCTTCAAAGCGTGTCTTAAAGACGAACCTACAAAATTATCCAAAGATAAAGTTCGAGTGTTTCAAGCGGCACCTATTGTGTTGCAAATGATGACAAGGATGTATTTCTTGCCTATTGCTCGTATTTTCTCGCTCTTTCCAGCATTGTCTGAATGTGCAGTTGGTGTAAACTGTATGGGACCAGACTGGTCTGAGTTGGGAGAACATATGAAGCATTTTGGTGAGGATCGTATTCTAGCTGGAGATTATTCTAAGTATGATCTCCGCATGCCTGCCCAGGTTATGTTTGCCGCCTTTCGTATCATGATTGATGTTGCTGTTATTTGTGGTTATTCAGATGACGATGTTAAGATTATGCAAGGAATTGCTACTGACATTTGTTATCCTGTGATGGCTTATAATGGTGATCTCATTCAGCATATTGGATCAAATCCTTCGGGACAGAATTTAACTGTATATATTAATTCTATTGTAAATTCACTTCTATTCCGTTGTGCTTTCTTTGATTTGAAAGGCGTGCAATCCAAATTGCAATTTCGAGATGTTTGCAAGCTGATGACTTATGGCGATGATGTGAAAGGTTCTGTTAAGAAAGGCCATGATGATTTTAATCATTTATATGTGGCTAAGTTCTTTGCAGAGCACGACATGAAATTCACCATGCCTGATAAAGAGTCTACCCCTACTCCTTTTATGAAGGATAGTGATGCAGATTTCCTTAAGAGGAAGAATGTATACTGTCCTGAAACTGGATATATTATGGGAGCTCTTGATGAAGATTCTATATTTAAGAGTCTTCATTCTAATCTCAAGTCAAAAGCAAACACACGTGAAAAGTTGGCGGCGGATAATGTAGATGGTGCTCTCCGAGAGTGGTTTAATCATGGACGTGATGTCTATGAATTCCGCCGTTCGCAGATGCAAGAAGTTGCTCAGCGAACTAATATTGACCACATTTGCACCCAGCTCGACAAGGATTTTGATTACCAAGTTGAGCATTGGAAGGAACGTTACCTGTTTGGAAATGAGTTGTCAGAACAAGTTGATGACGACGTTTTTGAGGTTCAAACAGGAGAATATGTTCTTTTTAATATTTTGGAGAATTAGTTTGGGTCATTCACAATGACATCCCTCTGTGCGTAGTTATGCGCACATTAAGTTTAAAATAGCTATGTATATATGGATTACCAAGTGTAAATAATTAAACCGTGTGCCGTGAGTTATATTTTTACATTTAGGCTTTGTACATATTAGCCAGTCCTCAGGCTAAACCCTTATTTAAGGGAGATGTTGGCTAGCATCATTCTCACCGCACCCTTTCTTATGGATTGACTGTTCCATGAGTTTTGTGTATATTACAGTTTCTAATAATGATAA